TGACACTGAAAGCCTTCTTTCTGAGCAGTACAAGAACATTATGGCTGAGCAGGCGGTTGCAAACGAAGCCGCCTCTTCAGCTAGGCAGGCCGAAATCAACGCTCTTCGAGACTCGCTAAGAGAGGAGTTGGCCTCATCTGAAGACGCTGCGTTGTCGCAACGATCTGATTTAACCAAGGCTTTAGAGGGCCGCATTGACGAGTTGCGCCGAGGCGTTGACGCAGAAACGCTAGACCTGCGACAAACTGGTTTGGATGAAAGAGCTGCGTTAGCCAGACAAATTGAAGAAGGCGATAAGCTGGTTCGGCAAGCGCAAGAAGCCGCTATTGGCGACCTAAGTGATCGCCAAGGTTCTTTAATAGGTGATTTAAAAACAAGAATTGAATCTTTGTCAGGCGACCTGACAGACATCAACAGCGTGATTGATCAAAGCTATTCTGAGTTGTTGCAGAAACAAGAATCATCTGAAGGCGCAACTCAAGATCAGATTACTGAGATATCACAAGAATTAAACGCTTTGGGCGGGACGCAGTCGGAAATAGACGCGCTGAACCAGCAGCTTGAAACGCTGTACGCGGACGTTGATTCGGGTAACGCAGCTCAATCCGATGAGATACGAAACGAGACAGCCAATCTGATTTCTGGGCTAGAAGAGCAAATTGGTGGGTTATCAGAAAACCTTTCTGCCCTGCCTATCGAATCGATTCAAGGCCAATTGGCGTCCCTAAACGACCAAACCGCTCAGTTTCAGTCGGCGGTTACTGACGCTACCAGTGAAAGAACGGCATTGGCGCAGCAGATTGCTGCGCTTGAGGCTGCTGGCGTTAGCCGAGAGGATCTCCAAGCTGCGCTGCAAGGCCGCGCCACAACTGATGATCTCGCAAAGTTTCGCGGCGATTACGAGGCTACGGGCAAGCTTGTTGAAGAGGCTTTGCAAAGCGGTGTTAAGTCTCGCGGCGTACTGCAACAACAAATTGAGGCGTTGCGTGGGCAGATGCCGCAGGAAGTTGACGTTGATGCTTTGAGAAAGCAAATAACCGATGAAATCATGGCTCAAATGGGCCAACAAGGTGGCGGTGCTACAGCAGGCGCTGCGACAGGCGCTACCACAGGCGCTACAACTGAAACCACAGCAGGCATACCAGCAGGCGGTGTAACGCCAAATGTTTCTGCTGGTATGACGGCAGGCGGAGGCGGGTACACGGGCACGAGCACTGGCTCCACTTACGAGCCAGAGGCGGGGGCTTACAGTCAATACGCAACGACTGAAGGTGCTGCCGAGATGGGCGCGACGCCATACTTCGATACTGCTGGGATTGGGAGCGAAATGGCGCAGGGCCAGTTTGATCCATCTGGTGTGGATTTTAACGCTGGCGCTAAACTGACTCAGCAACAGGGACAGGGAAGTCAGTCATTGCTTGACCAATTCAACAACAGTCAAGCGGCTTCAGACTTTGGGTTGAGTGCTACTTTTGACCCTGAAACCGGAAAGTATGTTACAGACGTTGGCGGCTTTGGCTTCACTGGCGATCAACGGTATAAGTACCAAACCCCTGAAGAGTTTGCGGCTCAGTTTGAAGGCAAAAAAGACACACAACAGGCAGCGGTAGCACCCCCGCCAGCGATTCAAGGCGGCGCACCGCTAAAAAAACCGCCTATGTTTAACCCAGCCGCATTTAAACCAGAAAATATGAGATTTAGGTAATGGCTAGTGATGTACCAAAGAACGTAGCAAACCCGTCGCTGTACAAGAAAGCTAAAGCGAAAGCTAAGGCTAAGTTTGACGTTTATCCCAGTGCATATGCGAATGGCTGGATGGTTCAGGAGTACAAGCGTATGGGCGGCAAATACAAGGGCGCTACTGGCGGCGAAGTGACGCTTGACCCAAAGAAGAGCGACCTAAACAAAGATGGTCGTTTGAGCAAATACGAGCGCAAGCGCGGTACTGCAATTGCCAAGAGCATGGCAAAGAAAATGAACATGGGCGGAACCGTTATGGTTCAAGGCCGAGGCTGTGGCGCTATCATGCCCAGCAAACAAAAGAAAACCAGAGTGCCTCGTGGCTAAGCCAAAGAAGGGACTCAAGCAATGGTTTGGCAAAGGGCCAAAAGGAGACTGGGTTGATATTTCAGCCCCAAAGGAAGGCGGCGGCTTTGAGAAGTGCGGACGTAAAAACGCGAAAGATTCTAAGCGTGGTTACCCTAAGTGCGTACCATCATCAACCGCAAGCGGTATGTCAAAAAAAGAAATCGCATCGGCAGTTAGCCGTAAGCGATCAAAAAAGCAGGGCGTAGGCGGCAAGCCGACTAACGTCAAAACATTTGCCAGAGATGGAGGCGAAATCGTGAGAATGAAGAGCAAGATGGGTACGAAGGGTGGCGCAATGGGCGGCAAGAAGAAGATGAAAATGCCCGGCGGCATGAAGAACGGCGGTGCGGCTAAGAAAGGCGGCAAAATGATGACTAAAGGCTACGCTAAAGGCGGAGCCATGAAGACTAAGGGCGGCGCGAAAGGCGGCATGAGAAAGCCTTCAACTAAGAAGAGTGGTTTATTTGGTCGTAGATAGTGTCTTACTTGCAGAGCAATATCCCACACTTCAAGGCGTGGGTTAGGCGAGAGTACACAGCAAATCACGAGAAGTATCATGGCGAGTTCCTACACGCTATGGTTATTGCTGTAACTACGATGCCGACAAGGTGCCTGAGCTTTCAGGTGATTTTTACGGGTGCGGAGTCTTACGACGATGACAACGAACCTAACGTACATGGTGGAGCGATGTGGGCAAGAATGCCGATCACTGCTCTCGTGGGCGACACCCCATTTGAAGAATGGCCTGAGCCGATGCCAGTCTGGGCTGCGCAGCCTTGGGATTGCTCTTCTCATAATCACGCTGTTTATGTGTTGGATCGCTGCACCCCTTGCCCGTGGCTGGCAAAGGTTGATGGAGAGTTCTATCCTGCCCGATATCTCTTTACCGTGGACTACGCGGAGAATGAGATAGCTGACGATCCCGCGCAGCACAAGCAAAGCCATGTGATGGAGTTGCTCGATGCAGGCAAGTGGACTGGCAATATCATCGCGCTTCCTAATAACAGGGTGCGCGTGACTCACCCAGCTTGGTTTGAGACAGGCGAAGGCGCTCCAGACTTTAAGCCCAGTCAGCATATCCACTACTCGAAAAGTGATTTAGACTACACGCTGGACGTGAATCAGGTATTCGACAACCTCTACGCAGGCGGCAAAGATGGCGACAAGCGGAAGTAAAGATTTTGAGTTAGATGTAGCTGACTACGTCGAAGAAGCTTTTGAGCGTTGTGGCTTAGAGCTTCGCACGGGCTATGACCTGAAGACAGCCAACCGCTCGTTGAATCTTATGCTTGCAGAGTGGGCAAACCGTGGTTTGAACCAGTGGACTGTGAACCAAAAGGTTCTTGCGATGGTCAAAGACACGACCTCGTACACGATAGACACCACAAACCCCACGGCAACCATTGACGTTCTTGACGTGTTTATCAGAGAAACTATTGGTGGTGTGAGCACCGATGTGCCGTTAAACCGCATGTCTCGCAGCGAGTACGCGAATCTGTCCACGAAGGCTACCACTGGCAAGCCTAATCAGTATTTTGTAGACAAGCAGATCAGCCCTACCGTGACGGTTTGGCCTGCGCCAGATGAAAGCTCCAAGTACAGCCTTTACCTCAACGTGCTGAGTCGCATGGATGACGCCGACGCTGGAGCAAACACTATGCAGATACCTTTTCGGTTTTACCCGTGTCTGGCGGCTGGCCTTGCATACTACATAGCTCTAAAGCGAGCGCCTGAGAAGGTCGGAATGCTTAAAGGTTTGTACGAGGAAGAGTTTCAACGCGCACTCAGTCAAGACGAAGACAGAGCGTCTTTCCGCATAGCGCCAGACCTTAGAAATTACAATTCAGCGTAATGGCTTTTGCATCCAACCATCGGGCCTACGGGATTTGTGATATCACAGGATTCAGATATCGCTTGAGAGATATGCGTATGACGTGGGACGGCTTTTTGGTCGGCCCCGATCAATGGTCGCCTAAGCACCCCCAGCTCATGCCCAAGCCTGTACCCGCAGACCCACAGGCTTTGCAAGTGTCTAGGCCAGACCAAGCTGCTGACGGAAACGATAACAATTTTTTTACCGTCTACACCAATGTTGGCAATGGTATTTTAGGCACAACTTTGCAAACTTTTGGACTAACGTGTAGTGTTGGCGTTGTGGAGGTAACCACGTCATGAGTTTTACATTGGCAACGCTGAAAACAGCGGTTCAAGATTATTTGCAGGTTTCAGAAACCACGTTTACAAGCCAGCTCAACACGTTTATTCAGGAGTCAGAAAGCCGCATCTTCAAGATGGTGCAGCTACCAGAACAAAGAAGAAACGTGCAAGGCACGGCATCGACGGGCAATCGGTTTTTGGCGACGCCAAGTGATTTTTATGCGCCGTTTTCGCTTGCTGTAATTGATAGCAACAACAAGTACACCTATCTTGATTTTAAACATCCATCTTTTTTGAAAGAGTACAGCCCCACATCCACGGTCACTGGTCAGCCAAAGTATTACTCTTTGTTTGATCAATCGGCTTTTGAGATGTCGCCTGTGCCAGACTCAAATTACACGGTTGAGCTTCACTATCTGTACAAGCCTGCGTCTTTGACGGCAGGTGCAGACGGTGGAACCACGCTGCTTTCAACTGATCACCCCGACGCGCTGCTGTACGGCACGTTAGTCGAGGGTGCTATTTTCCTCAAAGAAACCCCTGACGTGATTGCCAATTTTGAATCGAGGTTTAAGGAAGCCATATCTCGGATGAAGAATCTGAGTGAGGGCCGAGATACCCGCGACGAATTCAGATATGACTTATTACGCACAGGGGTGACCTAATTGGAACCAATCAAAGAGCTTGAAGGCAAAAGAATAGCAATCATCGGTCTGGGAGCCTCTCAGATCGACTATGTAATCGGCAAAGAAAACAGCGAAGAGTGGGACGAGGTTTGGGTAATCAACTCAGCCTTATCGGTTTTTGAGTGTGACCGAGTGTTCATGCTCGACCCAGCCAGCAGGTTTCTGGACACAGATGATGCTGGCAATCAGACCGCCGTTATGCGTAAGCTTTTGCCCACGTTTGACAAACCGATATATACCTGCGAGCTGGATGAGCGCGTACCTGCGCTGACCGTGTTTCCCGTAGAGGAAGTCATCAAAGACCAACGCTGCGCCTACTTG